GTGGTTCTGTATAGAAAATCTTTGGTTGGTTGAAGACCCAACCACTGTTCACCCAATCGGGCTAGAAAGCGAATTCAATCATTTGCTCGGCGGTGTAGCGCTAAAAGGTTATATAGACCGTTACACGAAGTCACTAAAGAGCGACAATGGTTTAACCATTTCAGATTACAAAACTGGCAAAACGCCGCGTGTTGAGTGGGTGTCGGACAAATTTGAGCAGTTGCGCATCTATGCGGCAATTATGCAAGAAATACAGATATTTCCTGTTACGTCACTGGAACTCATTTATCTTCGCGATGGTGTGAAATTTACAGAAGAAGTAACACCTGAATCTCTTTCCAAAACAATTGGTAGAGTTACGCGCATCAAAGAAGAAATTGACCAGCGTTGTCAAACTGGTGAATTCGAGGCTGTAAAATCTAAATTGTGTGATTGGTGTTCCTACAAGCCAATTTGTCCAGTATGGGGTAAATGATGAGTTACATAACAGATGATGAATTTGCACGACTCGTATCCGAGGATGTGAAAAATAAGATTTCCAGCCGTCAGCGCCAGACATTGCTGGCTTCAGAAAATTGGAGTCGCTGGCAACGAGCATTGGTGTTGCTTATTCAAAACCTTAATAATCAAATCTCAGACATAGAAGCAGACCAAGAATCAGACGCACGCCGCTTTGGTTCCATGGGCAAAGATGGAGTAATTCTCGCTCAAGAGGCTGACTATGCATATAGGTCGCGCAAAATGAAGATTGAACGGTTTAAGTTTCATGTCAATCGCCGACTTGATGATGTAACTCAAATGATTGAGACTGGCGCATCTGACCACGTTCAGCGCGATGCGTTGACTTTAAACAGTGATGCCAACTTTTATAGAAAGGCAATTGCCAAGCATCGCTCGCTTCTTGACGAATACGACCTTGAAGCAACAGAAATTGATAGGGCGTTGTGGCGGGCATTGGACAACGAGTGGGCCTTCGAGGGGATTAACGAAAGCAATCTCTAATGCGCTTTCGTAGCAAAAAGAAAGAGCAGCAGTATCAACTAAGAAGACCCTTGGTTGTCAAACTTATTGAAAAGTATCCCTATTGCCAAGCCTGTGGGGTGTTTGCCAAACACGATGGCAAGGTCACTTATCAACAAAATCCCTCGCAGGACATTCACGAATTAGTTAGACGTTCACAGGGTGGCTCAATACTGGATGAATCCAATTTGTTGGCTGTATGTAGAAAATGTCATGACAGGATAGGCAGACATCCGCAACTGGCGTTTGATTTGGGTTTATCAAAGCATCACTGGGACAAGCCACCCAGCGACTAATCTTGTGGCCATGGGCAGCCTGGCTAAAATGGATTATCCGAAAATGATGGGCCTTGACCTATCGCTGACGTCTACTGGCGTAAGCATCAATGGGCAAACTTTTTCAATCAAATCAAAACTGCGTGGCGTTGAGCGATTGGCGGAAATATCAGACCGAATCGTAGGTTCTGCCCTGACGGCACAATCCATAGCAGTGGTCGTGGAGGGATACTCCTTTGGGTCGCGATTCTCAAGAGCCCACTCTTTGGGTGAGTTGGGGGGTGTTGTCAAGGTGGCCCTACATAAGGCTGGGTTTGAAATTGTTGAAGTGCCCCCAAAGTGCAGGGCCAAATTCGCGACTGGCAACGGCAATTCTAATAAAGCCGACGTTTTGGCGTCATTACAAAAGCAGTTCCCAATGCGGTTTATAGACGGCTACAGCCACGATGAATGCGACGCATGGGTACTGGAGCAAATGGCTTACGCCAAATTGAACGAGTCGTGGTATTCCTGGTCAAAAGACCAGTTGGCGGCTTTACAAAAGGTAGATTGGGAACCACTGTTTAAAGCACTAAGGAGAAACACGAGATGGTCCGAACTGCTCCGATAAGTCAAGTAGAAATCGAGCAGGAGTTACTGCGCATGATGGATTTACTGGAAAGCGAAACTGAAGCATTTGAAAAATTAGCCGAGGATGCTGCCAAAAAAGAGGCGCTGTACAAGGCCAATTGGGCAAAGGAATATCTGTCGGCCAAAGGTTCCATAAAGGAACGCGAAGCGTGGGCCGACTACAAAATGGCTGACTTTGATTATGACTACAAAATTGCAGAGGCGCTGGTCAAATCCAAGCGAGAAAAACTCCTCTCCCTGCGAACATCAATGGATTCGCTGCGAACCCTCAACGCAAATGTGCGGGTGCAGGTATGAGCAACATCCATCCCTCGTTGCAATCATTGGTATTTCCGATTGACCAACTCGTACACCTCAACAACAACCCCCGAAAGGGTGATGTAAACGCCATTGCGGCATCATATGCAGAATTCGGGCAAATAAAGCCCATCGTCGTCAAGAAAAACGATGATGGAACGGCGACGATTGTTGCAGGCAACCACCAGGTTATGGCCGCCAAACAACTTGGCTGGAATGAGATTGCGGTTGTATTCATTGATGGTGATGACAAGCGCGCGATTGCATATGCCCTAGCCGATAACCGAACGATGGAACTTGGCTACACCGATGATGACATGCTGCAAAAACTTTTGACAGAGGTTTCTCAAGATTTTAGTGAACTATGGAGTGGTCTTGGGTGGGACGAATTTGAAATGGCCGCCATGGATGAACGGGCAACAATAAAAGAGTTAGACAAGACGACCAATGCGGATTACGTCGCTCCAGTAATGATTATTCCCCAAACTCCAATTTCAGAAGAAGTGGAAAAGCAGATATCGGCGTTGGTTGAACAAGATGATGATGGCGAATCGAAATTGATTGCTGCAAAAGATATGGACCAAAAGAACATAGTTTTGCAGGGTTCCACGATTGCTGTTCCTGGTTCTGCGCCGCAGGCAATTGTGTCCGTTCAGGTTGTATTTGATTCCCCAGAGCAGCAACGCCGCTGGTACGACTTTATTCGCTGGTTACGTAATGACCCAGCAATTGATGGAACAACAACCGCTGAACGACTAATCAATTTCATTGACGCACACACAGACGCATGACACGGCAACGCCTTTTTTTGGACATAAATTGCGTTGATGCTGCACGTCAACGAATTCGCCACGTCTATGACACATTCGATACCGTTTGTATTCAATTTTCTGGTGGAAAAGATTCAACTGCGATATTGCTGCTCGCCAAGGAAGTCCACGAAGAACGCGGACTTGGTCCTGTAAAAGTCATTTTTCGTGATGAGGAGCATGTAAGCCCTCTCGTGATTGACTACATAAATTACGTGCGCGAAAAACCATGGGTTGACATGGAATGGTATTGCCTGCCAGAAAGCACTGAAATATGGGTTTTGGGTGAGCGCTCGTCGACTGTGTCCTGGGGCTCCCAGCGTAAAGCGGCTGGCAGATGGGTCAGAGACATGCCGCCGTGGGCAATAACCGCCGAACATTTTGGGCTATCAAGCGACGAGGGAATTCCAGAAATTTGCGATTATTACACCATGCAGGGCAAGAAGGGCAACGTTGCGTTTGTGACTGGGGTTCGGGCAAGCGAATCGATGATTCGATATCGCTCGCTTGTGCAAAAACTCCACGAGAATTACATCGTTACACCATACAAATCAAAACGTGGGATACCAATGAAGTTTGCAAAAGTCATTTACGACTGGCAAACAGCCGATGTATTCAAGTTCATTATTGAAGAGCACAATGAACGATATTGTGAGTATTACGATAGGGCTGCAGTAACTGGAGGGAACACCAGGGTGGGCGTCCCCCTGCACGCAATAGCGATTCGACGAATTGGTGATGTTGTCGCCACTGAGCCAGAATTTTATGACGACTTAGTTAGGTGCTACCCAGATATTGACGCACAGCGTAGATACTGGTCATCATTTGATTACGACAAACTAATTAAGGGTTACGCGGCACAAGGGTTCGACGGAGCAAAAAAATTTATTGATGACCACATGCTGGACGATTACAGTAAGCGTAGGGCTATGGCTTTTGTTTCTGAATTCCGCAAGAAACACATTCGTGACCCCAAGTCGTATACGTTTTATTCCCTCATGCATCAAATGTTTTTGGGCGAAATAATTAATTCAATTTCAGTTTCTCCGATTGGGCCAAAAACCAAAGCACATACAGTGAGACTGGCGGAAAGCGAGAACAATGATGAAAATTGAAGATATTCCCGTGGACGATTTGCGGGCTGGCTCTTGGCAAAGCACACATATTCTTAGACCCGATTTATTGGTTTTGGCAAAGTCAATAGGCGAACTTGGATTCGTTTCACCAATAACTGTGATGCGGCGTGATGGTTCAATAATTGACGGATATCACCGATGGCGGATAGTCAAAGACAATGCGACATTACGAAAAACAATTACACATATTCCCTGCGTGGTGATTGATTGTGATTCAATCGAAGCGGCAATGTTGCATCTGCGTTTGAATAGGTCTCGGGGGTCGTTGCTTGCCCATCGTGTTTCCAAGGTTGTCAAGAATCTCATCAAGAGCAAAAAGTACACAGAAGACGATTTGCATCGATTGTTGTCAATGAGTTCTGAGGAATTTGATTTGCTGATGGATGGCACAATCCTTAAACGGTTTGATTACAAAGAGCATAAGTATTCTCGCGCATGGGTTCCGATTGAGGCTCCGCCAGGTACAGTTGACAAATTTGAGGCTGAACGCCCCCCGAATTCAGATAGATAACACTGCCCCAGTGCCAGTAGTGATAAAATTTGATGCGAGCGCTTCGTTTATCGTTGCGCCAAAAAATCAAGGAGAACACTCTCATGTTTGATTCAGAGGGCAATTTTGAAAGATTTGGCATTGGTGGCGTAAAGCGACCCCTTGACGGCAAGTTGCACGGGATGACCCGTTGCTACAAGCCAAAAACCCGCGTGGCTGGTCGAGAAAGAGACGACGGTAGGGCGGGCGGATTGCGTCGTGGGGCAAGAAGAGTCATTGAGCGCGCACAGAATCTTGGCCGTGGTATTTTGCGAAGACTTGCACCTGGTGGTGGTGGATTGGCTGGAGCAGCGGGTCGAGCACTAAGAGGCTAAAACTCTAAAAACATTGAGGTTAAGTAATGCTGGTAACACTTTCTGACCTCACTACGTACATGGACATCAGTCTGTCTTTGCGTCAGCAGGACGCGGCGGAAATGATTTTGCAAGGTTTGCAAAGTGAAATGGAAACATATCTTGGTCGCCCTGTTGAAGTAAACGACTTTGTTGAAGAGACGCACGTTCTCGAAGCAAACCACGTCAATGTACCGATGGGTTCTTATTTTTATAATCAGGGACTTGGTCTTGGTGATTCAGACCCAAATGGTGTCATTACCTATGCCGCCCCACCAAGCACCATTTATATGCGGAATACTCCGATTGTTTCTGTTTCAAAAGTAGAGATGGATGGGCCAACGATACACAACAAGATTCTTGGCGAAGCCGTAAAAAGGACTGCGGTAATTACTGCGGCAACAGTTTCCTCTGGAACGGCTACGTTTACTGCCGCAAATCACGGGTTCACCCTTGGGCAAACAGTGACAGTAATTGGCGCAACACCGACAACGTACAATATCAATGCCAAAATAATAACTGCTGTAGCAACTAATACTTTTTCTGTTGCTAATTCTGGTGTAACTGGTGCCCATACTTCGGGTGGAACGGCGACAGCAAACGGGAGTGAATACACCGTTCGACGATACGGATTAGATATTTATACTGGCTTTGCGAATGACATCATACGAGTTACCTACAAGGCTGGACTTGATGGCGCGAATATTAAAATGTTCAAGTTGATGATTCTTCGCGCAGCAACACGAGAAATGCAGAATATGCATGACGACGTCGTGGGTGTTAAGGACCTCAATCCGCGCGGTGTTTCTACTGTTGAAACTGGATTTTTGGAAACAGAATTGATGCAACTCAAAAAGTATTCAAGAAGAAGAATCGCATAATGTCAGAATTCAAATTAAGAATGAAGATTGATATTGATGGAATTGATGACACGTTGGATTATTTGGATAATGTAAGAAAACGAATGCGTGACTTCCGCACAGTTTGGCCAGCGCTTAATCAAAGTTTGAAGCAATACATGATTGGCAACTTCACTGCCCAGGGTTTGCCGTCTGGGGGGTGGAAACCCTTGGACGCAGAGTATGGGGCGTGGAAAACGAGGAACTTTCCTGGCGCTCCAATGCTGGTTCAAAGCGGCAAATTATTTAGCACGATTGCAAAGGGTCCCAAAGTAGATGGCAACAGACAAAGTGCACGCTTTATGTTTGACGGCAGAATAGCAAGATTTCACCAATATGGAACCACAAAGATGCCAGCAAGAACAATACTTTTTGCCCCAGATGTTTGGGTGAATGAAGTTACTGATGCAATGGCGGATTGGGTTGTTGAGGGTGGAGTTGAGTAAATATGTCGCAATACCTCATGCACGGCGCTCACTTTGCAAAGGATTACGTCTCTTCGTACCTTCAAAATGATTTACCCAAACGAGTGGTGCGCTATCGAAACGGCTGGAACATATCAAGCACTGAATTGCCCACGCCACTCAAGTTTTACACTCAGGAACCATTGGCCCTTGATACTTGGCCGACTGTAATTACGGTTGCGATTTCGACAACACGTTTTGAGCGATTGGGGTTTGATGGGCCAGACCCGCTGTACAGGGTTTTTTATGCGATGAGAACCTACATTTGGTGTAGGGCGGTAGGCGCCGATGAGGCAACCGTTGCCAGAGACAGGCTTACGGCGGTTGTCCGTTCTGCGCTTCTTGACTATCCGTGCCTACAGGCGGTTGACCCAAGGCAGTCATTTCAGGTAATGATTGACGAATCAAGCATGAGGGAAGAATTTTCGGAAATCACTCTCCTAAAAGGCGACAGGGTTTTGTGCGGTGCGTACGTTGGGTATGACCTTTCAATTAACGAAGTGGTTACCCGTCAAGATATTGGTGAAGTTTCAGAAATCGAATTTGCCGTTTCCCAGCAGCCTTTGACTGATACAAATCTTTTGCAGAGCACCTGGACGGATACTCATACGGTCAATTAATTATTTATGAAGTACAATTTATGCAAAGCCATGCAAGGAGGCTTCTAGTGAGTCACCATTTGTTCAAAATCATTGACAATCATGACTGGTCTTCCGTTGACGGTCCAGCAACAATTGTCAAAAACGTGACCGTCGGCCCGTTCGTGATTGATGACGAAGGGCGCTCCTTGCACAGTATGGGAGTTGCCGCAGTGGATGAGTCACACAACAAATGTGCAGAAGGCATTAAGAGTGGGAAATTGATTGTTTTGGATAAGGTTGGCGGTTCAAAATCCGCAAAATCAAAAGCCAAAAGTGTCGCTGAACCAAAACAGCAGACAGAATCAACAGTTGCATCCCCAGAAGACAATGATTCTGTACAATAGGAATCAAATTAATACGCAAAGTTCTCAAGTAGTGAGGAAGGTGCCATGCCAGGCGTAAGCATACAAACAGCAGTAAGAGTCGGTCCAGCGGCAGCAACTTCGGTTGAAACCTCTCAGGCATTCTTTGTTGGCAAGGCCCTTCGTGGCCCAGTCAACGCATCAAAGTTGGTGACAAGCCTAGCCGAATTCGAAGCGCTGTTTGGCACCTATCACACGGGTGCGTATTTGCACCCATCGGTAGAAACGTTCTTTGAAGAGGGCGGAACAAGAGCGTGGATTGCCCGCGTAGTTGGACCAACCACGACCACTGGTTCAAGAACCCTCGCCACAACGGCTGGCGATGGCGGAACAAACGTCATGACGATTACCGCCAATGGTCCTGGTTCGTGGAGTAGCAATATCACAGTTCAGGTTGTAAATCCAGGTACTGTTGCTGGTACCTTCGTTGTGAAAGTCTTTGACTCTGGCACATTGCTAGTTTCGACTGGTAATTGCACAACCGTTGCCCAGGCAGTCGGCAGAATCAACGCAAACCTTGCCGCATCAAAGAGAGTGATTGCTACAGATTTGGGAGCAGCAGGATTGCCGCACGATGACGCGTCGCCCGTTGCATTGAGCGCTGGTACGGCGGATGAAGGCAATATCGTCGACGCATCGTATAATACCGCGCTCGAATTGTTCCTTGAATCATACGGAACTGGCGCTGTAATGAACCCAGAGTCAATCACAGTCAGCGTTCGAACCGCATTGGCCAATCACGCCAATGCCTACAACAGAGTTGCATTCCTCTATGGAGCATTCGACGACACGGTTGCCCAAGCAAAATCGGCTGGGAACACACTGTCTGCGGCTAATGTCGCCGCAGAACACGTTGCATACTTTTATCCGTGGGTGTTCGTTCCAACGGGTGTCACTGGTGTCAACAGACTAATTCCACCAGTCGGTTATGCTGCTGGCAAAAGAGCAGTTGCACACACTCAGGTTGGTGCACACAGACCTGGCGCTGGTTTGATTTCCGTGTCAGCATTCGTCAATGGTGTTGCCACAGATATCGACAAATCCACTGGCGACTCGCTTGACGAAGCATTTGTGAACGCAATCCGCGTCATTAATAACACGGTTCGTGTTTATGGTGCTCGTTCAATCTCGTCTGACACATCAAACTTCCGTTACATTACAGCGCAAGATGTGGTCAACCAGATTGTCGTGGAAGCCAATCGTTCACTCGAAGACCTCATCTTCAGTGTCATTGATGGAAGAAACACGATTTTCACCGCGGTGGAATCGAAGTTGCTTGCGATTCTTGAGCCACTCCGTCAAAACGGAGCACTGTTTGAAGCATTTGACGCGAACGGCAAGCGAGTCGACTACGGATACACCGTGAAGTGTGACGGTTCGCTCAATCCAACTGCTCAACTTGCTGACGGTCTTGTAAAAGCCAAGGTTGGTGTTCGAGTGTCTGGTGTTGGGGACAAAATTGAAATTGACATCGTCAAGTCGAACCTGACCAAGTCGGTCGTCTAATCAACGGAGGATAGATAACAAATGGCAAAAGTATCACAAAGACAAGTCACGGCAAAGATTGCGCCACACGGCGGTCAGTCAACGCTCATCCTTGGCAACCTTCCAAAATTTGAGACGTTTGTCTTCGCTCAGGTCTCTGGCGGCGAAATCACCGCATCTGTAGAAAAAATCTACGAGGGTGGAAAAGCATCGCCGACCGTACTTTGCGCTCCGTTTGACATTGGCGACATTACGCTGACCGCCCACTTTGACGATGACTTGGTACCGTCGGACTTGGCAAGTGGTTTGCAGGCAAAAATTAAGGAACTTCGTAAGTATGTTGGCAAGGCCTACTACGACGTGACTGTTGAGGTTCGCGACTGCGACCTGGTCGTTAAGGGAACTGACCGCCTGTATTCAAAGGCCCTTTTGGTTGGCTTGACCGAACCAGACGGCGACTCATCTTCGGGCGCACCATCAACGTTTGCGCTTACGTTCTCTGTATCAACTGTTGTTTAATTAAAACAACAATTTACACCTGAGTTGGTATTGGTGTGCTAGGTTGTGCCCATGAGCAACAGTGAACTATACACATCGGGTGATGAGCCCAAAAAGCAAACAAAAGCCGAAAAGGTCGAGAAGAAAACCGAATTGACTCTTCTTGACCAACTTACATTGGCCGTCCGCAAAAAGGTGGAGCGTCCTTCGGTTTACATTAATGTCCCTGAGCGGCCAAATGTAAAAATTATCATTAGCCCAAATATCACGCAGCACCAAATTCGCTCTTGGCGAAAAGCCGCTGGTGAAGACACCAAGAACGGCATGGACGCTTTGCGCTTTGCCTGTCTGGTTGTTGGACACACCACGCAGGGCATGATGATTAACGGCGAAGAGGTTCATGACGCAGACGGAAACGAATTGACATTTGCTTCCGCGGCAATCCTGGACATGACCGAAACAACCAGGCCACAACCCGATTGTGTTCGGGCTTTCTTTGGTGTTGACCCACATGTTGAATCGGCGGCTGTAGCAATTCTGGAAGCGGCTGGATATTCCGACACTGTTGACACAGAGGACCCTATGAAGGAGTCTTCGACGAATTAGTCGCGGATTCCTTAATAATTAACGCCGCAAGGCTTGGTGAATTGTGGGGAACCAATCCTCTTGACTTGATGAATTGTACTGATATTGAATGGGTTATATTGCTTGCTTGTGCTAAAGTTATAAGCAACGACCGCGAGCGAGAACGGCGCGAGATGGACAAGCATCGGTAGCACTCCCCTTAGCCCGAGTCAAACGAAAGACAACGCTCTTTCAACACGACTTAGGAACATATGAGTGAAGTTAAACGAGATATAACGATTGACGTTAGGACCCGTGCCGACCAGGGTCCCCGTAAATCAACCGAACGAATTGACGAACTTGGCGACCACGCCAGTAAAACAACAGCACGACTATTGGCTGCTGGAAAAGCGGGCGACAGATTTGCCCGCTCGATGTCAAAAGTCGCTGTAGCGACAACCGCAGCGAATGCAGCCCTCAGGGCATTTAACCACAACGGCAAAGAACTTGAACGAATGATGTTCAAGATTCATAAATTGATAAGCGCATTTGGTGGCATGATGATGAAAGGTTTGACGTTTGGATTGAAAGCAGCAACGCTTTCCCTGGGTGCTATGTCTTTAGCGCTGGTCGGAATCCATGCCCTATTTATTACTGGAAGATTTCTGGTAAAGGCATACCACGTTGCATTGAAGGGTCTGGCTGCGAGTGCCGCTTCGTTTGCGGTGGCATTGAGTGTCGCATCTGCTGCGATACGCGAACAGCAAGCAGCAATATTTGCATATCGTGGCACGAACAACAAGGAATTTGGGTCTGGCTTGAATCAGACCAGAGTGAACATGCGTGGATTGCATATGGATGCACAACTGGCTGGTGCTGGTGTGGAGGCGCTCAACAAAGCATTTTCAGAAATAGCAAAGTCAAAGACTGGCTATAACGCTTCAAGCAAGACTCTCCTCAAGGGGCTTGGTGACTTTGCCGCTGCTGGACAACCATTGGAAGAAGGGCTACAAAAAGCGGCGGCGGTTGTGGTCGCACTACAGGACCCCAAGAAGGGTTTGGGCGCAGTACATACAGCATTTAAGGAACTCGGGCCAGCAGCAGAAGAAGCCTTGAAGAAAGCCAAGAAAGAGGGAATAGACACCAAGAAAGAATTTATTGAAGCCATGAAGAGCGGAAAACTCTCCATGCTCGGCGGGGTAACTGGTCAATTTGAGGCAGTAAACAATACTTTAGTCGGTCAGTTGAGAAAGTATTTTAATTTAATTCGTGGAAAATTTGCCGATTTTGGTCAACAATTTTTGCCAGAAGCAAAAGTTGGTTTGGAAAGAATCTACAACATCATTGTTAGAACCATGGACATGACTTCTGGTGCAGTTGCTGGATGGGAAAAACGCGGCGGTTTGATTGATGCAATGGTGAATGCGGTCCAAAAAGTATCTGATTTTTATCTGTATCTGGTAAGAGATTGGCTACCAGCATCAGTCGGTGGATTTAAGAGATTGGGTGAATGGTGGGATGGTTTTAGGGAAGGCTGGGACAGATGGGTTGATTCAATAAGAGAATTTCAAGATGGTGCGCGGGTAATAGAAAAAACATTTGGAAATGCTTGGCGTCCTGTTTGGGCAGAGGTAAAACGCGGAACAAAAGAGTTCAACGAGAGCCTTGTCAAGAATCAACCTGCTTTTGAAAAATTTGGCTCTTCACTTGGAGAAACAGTAAAAAGATTGCTGCAGATACTAAGGGTCTTTGAACGCCTCATTGTAAAAGAACTGCCATTTATTGCCCGCGTATTTGATGGACTTTCGGCTATTTTTAAGCAATTTACGGACACGTTCAAATTCCTGTCGTCAATGTTTGGTGACCGAGGTGCTTTCATGGCGATGATGGGTATGGCTCGTGGCATGAAGACCAATAGAGGAACACTGGTTGATACCTTTC